GGGGGGGTCGCTGTGGCGTACTGGGGGGGTAGTTCTCAACGACTGGGGTAGTATGTATCAACGACCCCGCATGAATACTGGTATCTGGTACAGGAAGTGTCTTGCATTGATGCCAAATTGTGACTCTGTAGCAGTTTGTTCTTTGACCAAATTCATTGATCCTATATTGCTTTTGAAGCAAACCAAGTTCTACAAGTTCAGCAACAGTCTTGATAACTTTGTCTCTGGACATTTTTGCATCATTAGAAATGGTTTGATAACTAGGCCAAATGTTTGGATAATAGCTCTGCAAAACCCATAGAACTGATAGCTGAAATGGTGTTATTTTGCCCTTTAATGCTGTTGGCAAAGCTATGAATGGGGTATTCTCTGGAATAAAACTCATTTTCTATGGAATATATTATTTCTGTAAAAGGCATGGAGTCTGCTCCGCAGGGAAGCAAAAAACACGTTGGCAATGGAATAATGGTTGAGACAAGTAAACGTCTAAAATCATGGCGAAAACAGGTGGAAATGAGGGCGAAGTTGATTGTGACCGATATAATATTAGAACCAGTTGAAATAGAGGTAAGTTTCTTTTTTAAAAGGCCGCAAAAGCACTATCTCCCAAACAAGATGCTTCGTCAAGCCGCACCTGTGTATATCACCAACAAAAACAAAGGTGACTTGGACAAACATTGTAGGTCATTATTGGATTCTCTCACTAAATCCGCATTTGCTGACGATAGCCAAGTTGTAAGTTTACACGCTGTGAAAAAGTACTGTGAAACAGAATCTGAGACTGGTGCAAACATAAAAATAAGAACAATCAATGAAACGGATTTCATGGGTAATGTGTCCTAAATGCCAAGAATACACAGACCAGAAAGTTAAAAGATCAGACCGCAATTCCAAACACGTTATTGTAAGACGTAGAGAGTGTTATGAATGTGGTCATATCTGGCACACTATTCAATATCCAGAAATGATTGTTGAAGATATAAAAGCTAAATATACATTGTGTGAGTAGTCGGGTGATAGATAAGCACTTCGCTTGCTCCCCTGCCTTTCCTTTGTGTTGCTTAAGGTGTTGTATGGCTTTCAGATCCGCTTTGCTAGGATCATCAGGCTACCCGACTCATAATTCATTTAAAGCGTGTTCAAGAGAATAAACAACTCTGGAAATTATGCCAGCATCAAGATGCTCTCTTGCTATACCAGATCCAGATGGTGTTGATGGGTTCTTCTTCAAAAACTGTCTCAGCCTGTGGGCATCTTCAGCTTTGATGTTGAGAAAGATGTTCATGTATCGTTTTAAGTAGCGAAGCATGGGCAATCTCTTACACTTAGATATTAACTCTTAATTCAGAGGATCATCAAATTCTGGAATATTTGCGGTATAAATTATATCCTCACAATTTTTGATCTCTAAGTTAATCAAAGCAATTTTTTCTATTGCAGTAATGACCTCTTGTTTGGTTCTTGGTTCACAAAGATAATCAATAAATCTTTCCTCCTCTTGTTCTAAAAAAGCTTTTTTAAATTGAAATTCAAGAGTCATAATCTTTTACCTTGAACATAAACAGGTTCAAACCACCTCATTCTTCTTTGTTCCCTTTTAGGGCCTTGAAGAACTGTGTGCCAATGAC